GCCTTGTAGATGGCGTCGGGGGTGGGGTCGGTGCCCTTGGCCTGGGTTTGGATCCCGACGACCGCCTGGATCCCGCGCAGGTTGGGGGCGGTGCCGTTCCCGGAGATGATCTGCGCATCCAGCTTCTGGCGGATCATGAACGGGAGCCGGTTGTTGATGTACCCGCGGATCTGCGGGACGTCCTCGAGCTGCTCGTCGGTGATCGGCAGCCACACCGCGACCTTCCGCACCGGGGAGGACTGCTGGGTGAACGCCAGCGCCGCCTCCGGGAACGGGCCACCCTCGGCGACCTCTGCGGCGGCGTTGGTGAAGGTCGTCTCCTCCATGTACTCGACCGCCGACTGGGTGGTCTCCACCTGCGGGATCATGTCGACGACCTGGATGGGGCGCTGCGCGTCCTCGATGATCCGGTCCACCCGGAACACCTCGGGCGCCCACCCGGCGGAGGTGGTCATCAGCGTCTTCAGGTTGATGTCCAGCGTCGCCGACGGGCCGGACGCGCCCTTCTTGAGCTTGTAGGCGTCGGACTCGGTGAACAGCTCACCGAGGGACTTCTGCCGGGGCCGGTCCGGCCGGTGGTCGTCCTCGCCGGCGCCGTCGCCGGACTCGCCGCCGCCCAGCTCGGCGACCTTCGCCCGGTCGGCGGCCTTCTGCACGACCCGGAGGTCGTCGACCTCCTTGCCCAGCGCGGTCTGCTCGTCGTTCAGCTTGCGGATGTGCGCGGCCTTGTCGACCGTGGTGCCCTTGATGGCCCGGACCTTCGACAGGTCCATCTCCGGGCCGGCCTCGTCGAAGATGCCCTTCAGCTCGCGACGCTTCGCGTCGAGGGCGCCTTCCTTCTCCTTCAGTGCGGGGAAACTCATTCCGGCTCTCCTGGCTCGTCCTGCAGCGACTGGATGAACCGCAGGTACTCCCGTGCGGCCTCATCCTGGGGGGAATTGATGAGCACGCCCGCCTTGCGCTGCTTCCGGTACCACCACTCCATGAACTCGGCGGCATCGGCAGCGACGGACTTGCCCTTCTTCGCGCGGAGAGCCATGACTTCCGACGCACGATGGATGAGCTGATCGTTGACGACCAGGGCGCCCACGATCTGCTCACGGAACTTCAGGGGACTGCTGTCGTTCAGCGCACGCAACTCCAGGGGCTCACGATCCCCGTCCTGCACGTGCGACGAAAGGTGTGCGTACACGGCGTGCCGGTCCTCGTCGGGAATGCCGGACTTGCCGTTGTTCAGCAGCCAGATCGCCATCTGGCACGCCTCAAGGTTCGCCTCACCGCCCGGCCCGTGGTGGTGCGGCAGCAGATACGACGCCTTCGTCTCGGGGTCGCCGTTCGGGTCGGCCCAGGCGTAGATGCTGCGCAGGTCCGCGATCGACACGCCGGGGTCGAGCGCTTTCACCGTCTCGCCCTCGGACCACTCCCGGTCGGTGACCGGCACCTCATGCGGGCGGATCGCCGCCTTGAACTCCGACACGCTCAGCGCCCTCTCCGCGATCCGGACCGCGTCCCGCGGGTCGTAGCCGCCCTCGACGAGGCTCTTCACGGCGAGAGTGCGGGTGTTCACCCCGGCACCGATCAGCACCGGCGACACCTCGTGAACCTTTAGCTTCTTCAGCACCTTGACCTGCCGGCCGTCGTGCTTGCCCGGCTCGGAGTCGAGCACGTCGAACCCGTACGACCACTGCTGCCCGCCGCCCAACGCCTTGACGACAGCGAACGTGTCACGGCCGTGGGTGGTGTCCATGAAGAACTGGCCGTCGCAGATGGCCTCAGACTTCGTCTGCCGGATCGCGCCCTTACCGACCGGCAGCGCGCCCTGCCACGACGTGTGCCCGTAGGACGAGATGAGCACCTCGGCGCCGTCCTCGAACGCCCCAGGCATGGTCAGGTCACCGTCGGAGTCGACCACGTTGAACGTGGAGAACACGGCGGAGAACTCGCCCCGGTCCGCGGACTTGATCTCAACGTGGGACAGCGACTTCTGAGCCATTGACCGATCCATTCGTCGACGCGCCAGGACGCGGTGCGGGTTCACCGGGAGGGACGAGCTGCACCGACTGCATGCCGGTGTGCCTACCCTTGAGCCGGTTCACGTCATTGGCCGCTATATATTCGATTGCGGCATCGGGTTCCCACCCGGCCATAATAAGTTTCGACAGTACTTCCGCATTTTGGTTGCGGATCGCGGCGAGGTCGGTGCCGTCCTCACGGAGGAACGAAATGTCGCGGTCGTCGTACCAGAGCTCCGCGCCCGACGGCGGGGTGACCAGCGTCTCCCAGGAGTGGCAGGCGTTGCGCCACCACGACCGCAGCGTGCCGGACGACGCCAGCCGCTGCGCCGCGTTGAAGTTCCCGCTGTTCAGCGACGACCCCTGCAAGCCCTCGGACATCCCCAACACCGTCGGGTGGATACCGGCGGCCATCGCGATCCGCGTCTCCGCCAAGCCCTGCAGCGGCTTCAAATCCATCTGCTGGAACGACTGCCCCAGCGCGCGGGCGTCGGCGCCACCGGCAAGAAACAGCGTCTTGTAGGCGTTGTTCGCCCCGGCGTGCGCGGCCTTGAAAGCGGCCACATACTCGGCGAACTTCTCGGGGGACACATCGCCCAGGTTGACGACCATCCCGGGGTTGGCGCCGTTCTCGAAGAACTTCGCCTTGTGGATCGTCGCCGCCTTGTCCGCCCGGACCTCGGGCAGGATCGGCGTCAGCCACGACATGCCCCGGAACCGGGCCGCCGGGTCCGGGACACCCGGCGCGAAGTGCACCACCTCACCCGGCAACAAAGTCACCGGCTCCGTACCGCGGCCACCGACGCCGGCGCGGGGCGGGTCGTACACGTAGCCCACCACCCGCGCATCCAGGGCGTTCGGATCCCCGGCGGCGGAGTCGATGACGATCGTCGTCCAGTCCGGGCGCATGTGAACGATCCGCCGCACACCACGCGCAGACCGTCCGAGCCGGCCCTGATCGTCGGCGACCGTGGCGTAGTAGTTGCCCGCAAGCGACGACACGACCTCCATCCGGGCCAGCAGGTCGGATGTACTGCCGTTCGGCCACGGCTGCTCGAGCAGCCCGAGCTCGGGGGTGCCGAACAGGTCACCCTCGGGGCCGCCGCGCAGCGACCGCCACTTGAACCGGGCCTCCGACAGCACCGCAGCCCGGAACCGGACACACGCGAACACCGCCGGCGACGCCTTGAACACGGCGTCGGCGTACGACAGGTAGTCGGCGCCGATCTTCTCCTCGCCCGGCGTCAGCGACGACGTCCACAGCGGTTCCGGGACCTCCCAGAACGGTGCTTCCGTGAACGCCTTCGCCCCGCCGCGGCGGGCCGCCATCTTCTCCAGCAGCCCCATCAGGCAGCCCTGGCCGGCGGGGCCGGGTAGGGCGGCACAGCCCGCGGCTCAGCGGGCTTACCGCGCGGCCGGGCGAGCCGGTGCGCGTCGTCCCAGCCGACCTGCACGGCGCTCCACACCCACCGCAGCGCCACCGAGACGACACCGGCCAGCCAGCCGACGCCGTAGAGCAGGGCTGCGAGGACGGTGGCCAGCAGTCGCACGTGCGTCCCCCGCCCTCACCAGTCGACGAACGCGAACGACGGCTCCGCGGGCGGCTCGTCCTTCATCCGATGCTCGATCGCGTGGGCCCGCGCCTCATGCGCCAGGACAGCCGCCACCGCAGCGTCGATCAACTGCCCCGGGCCGCGCTTGGCCATCTTCATGTAGTGCTGGGCGAGGGTCTCCTCCTCGCCCGGCCGGATCTTCTTCCGGGCGCCCTTCACCAGCACCGCGTTCTTCATGTGCCGCGACAACAGCTCCGACCCGTCATGGCGGACCTCGCCGCGGCCGAACGCCGTCGTGAACCGCTCGATCGCCCGGTCCATGCGCTGCTCGACGTTCGTCGGGAACTCCACCACCCGATCCGGGAACCGGGCCGCCCAACTGTCCAGGTAGTCCTGCCACCGGTGCGGGTCCGCGAACAGCACCGACACCTGGTAGGCGTCGAACGCGTCCCGCACGACCCGGTCCACCTCGGCCGACGGCACCCGCCACTCCGCCCCGAACTCGCCACGCGGGCGCTCCCACACGTGCAGCGGGAACAGATGCCCATCCGACATCCGCGACGCGATCAGCGCCGTCGCGTCCCGGTACTTCGACCCGTCGAACCCCAACGCGACCGGCTCCCCCGCCGCGAGCTGCTCCTCGTCGGCGGCCATGTCCCAGCGGATCGGGTCCACGAACACGCTCTCGCCGACCACGATCTCGTTGAGGAAGAACCTGCGCCGGTCCGCTTCGAGGTACCGCTCCGACCGCACCTCGTGCAGGATGCGGCCCTTCACGTTCACCCAGCCGCCCCGCTCACGGGCACTGTCCCCGTACTGGCGCAGCAGCTCCGCATACAGGGCCTCGTCGTCGGTGAGGTCCTCCACCCGGTGCGGCTCGACCGTGTCGATCAGGACCCGCTCGTCGGCCGTGTCCGCCGTGACCTGCGCCTCAGAACCCTCCGTGGGATCCCACGCGTTGGTCAGCTCCAGCCAGCGGCCATCCATGCCAGCCACGTTCCGCTTCACCGCGGAAGACACCTTCCGGTAGCCGCCCTGCAGCGTGAACAGGTGCGACTCGGTGATCGTGACGAAGGTGAGCCGAGCGCCGAGACGGGCCCGCATCGACGTCGTCACCGGCTCGATCTGCCCACCACCCGGCAACGCGACGCGGGTCTGGCC